CAAATATTCTCAAATGATTTTTTTTTTTTTAAAAATTGATTATTAATTTTAAGTTTAATTTGTGAGGAAACCATGTTATTCTTTTTGTGATTAATATTTATTTGATGAAAATTAATTCATAAAAGCACTAGCAAGTTGTGAAGCCCGAATTGCTGCTGAATTGCCTGAGATATTAGCTGCCATTTGTATAGCTGGTAAATATGCTTTTGCCAAATTGCCGTAACGTTTCATCATGTTCCAAATTACTTGTAAATGTGTTGGATTTTCTGTAATAAGTCCTGTTTGAATTTGTTGTATTAATAAATCTAATGTTCCTTGATCAAGGGGTTCCATGCCTAAGGGAATTACTTGTTGATTTGATGGACATTTGACTTCAAAAATGTCAGCAACTTGCATTCGAAATGATAATTGTTGTGCTGCAGGTGCTGTGATGATAATATTTGCATAAGGTTGGACTGCATTCCAAGGTGTTGAATCTTGTAAGAAAACTCGATCTTCAGTGGTTGTAACTTTTAGAGGTGCAATGTAACATCCATTAAATGAACGTGAAACATAAGCATTGTCGGAAGAAGCAATACCTTCGGGTTCACCTAAAGCAGATTCTGAAGGGAAATATGTTGTGGAATTAATATGTGCGCTGATATTTCCACCACTTTGAGTAACAACAGAAAAATCAGATAAAAGAATGGAAGAAGCTATTGTCCTTGAAGATTCAATTGCATCTTTGAAACTAGCATAAGGTGGAGCAATGCTGCCAACATAATCAGAATATGGTAAGAAAGAAGTGGTACTGCTCCAAGTATTTGCAACAGATGCGGTGTTGAGCTTAACTGAAATTTTTTTAAAATTGATTGCAGCAGGTGTTCCAGTTGCTGTTGTGGCTTGAAAAATGAGTCCATACATACGATCAATATTGTTTCCTATAGAATTTGCATTGAGGTTGAATGCGAGTGAATAAGCTCCTTCAGAAACTGCACCGGTTGTATAAGCAATGGTGCTTGCACTAACAATTCCATAACCGACATTGATATAAATTACAAACGTTGTAGAAGAACCTGTCCAATCAAAGTCCATATTAACTTGCACAGAATCACTAGCAAGAGGGAAACCTGAAGTTTTAATAAAGGGTATAGCATAATGTGTCTTTGCAAAAGAAGAATCTCCGGGGTTTGAAATGTCGAGAATACTACCTGTTGCACCTAGAGATGGTCCTGGTTGTCTAAAATAACATTTTCCATCAGCAGCAATGCAAGCAGCTCCATGCATTGGAATAAAGAATTTTTGTGTACTTGTGCCTTGTGCAAGAACGGGAGGAATGAAACTCTTACCTTCACCATAAGCAAATGGATCTCTCAAACCTTGTTCACTTAAACTATAATTTGCAAGCTGAAAAGTTTTTGCAACAGAACTTGAAGGTGTTTGCGAGATTAAAGTTTGACACCAAGGAAGTGCTGAATGAATAATATTAACAATCTGTGTGTCACCACAAACTACTGGTTTAATTAGGACATTTTGAAACGCTCGAATAACTCCAGTTAAACCATCAGTACCATCTGGCAAACGCATTGGATTTTCAAATTTATAAGGTTGCAAAGTTTGAGCGAGACAACGAACGCGCATCTTTTCTTTTGGTGTTACTTGTCGAATGTTCTTTGTTTTCAAATTCACGATTTTTCCTTGTTCAGTTTTTTGTTTTTTCCTTTTTTCAACTTGGGGTGTTTCTTTTGTTTCTTTGATTTGGATTTTTTCAACTACTGGTTTCTTATTTGGATTCTTTTTTTTGTAAAATATCTTTTTCTTAACTTCATTTTGAACAATTTTTCCTTTCGGTGGTGCCTGTTTTCTATTTTTCCCTCCAACATTCAAATTTTCAACAACCATATTTTGATCACCTTCCTGCATGTAACTTAAAGACATAGAAAGGGCATGATTGTGTGCATCATTTATCTTAATCATAAACCATTTATTTGAATCAGAATGTATGACGTAATTTGAAACAGTATCAAATAAAACTAAACCAACATTGAATTCATGTGAAAGATCTAAGAAGGATTGGAAATCATAACGTTTGTTTTCTATTTCATAGCCAAAGACTGAAAATAATTGGGGTACACAAAATAAACGTTCACGCATTCTTTCTATGGGTTCATTTTTCCGCAATTGTTCATTACCGTTTTCATCAAATTTTTCTTTTTCTTTGTAAAATTTCCTTGAACTAGACATTTGAGAGTAAATTGAAATTGAATTATGCGACTTAAACTTTGAAATACTAACGACAACTTTGTTTTCAAAATTTAAGCCTTGTGCTAGTCAGAAGAATAAGATTTGATAACTGCAAAGCTGTTTGCACAAAGTGTTGTTTGAAACATTATAGACTGCAGAAAGTGAAAAACACAAATGTACAACGGCGTCGACTTCAATATCAGAGTTTAAACGTTTATGAAAAAGGACATTTGCTTCAACGAAATCGGAAAATTTATACTGACTTACACTGATTCTCATTTGTTCTTTCCAACCTAACAAGAATTCTTTAACTTCACTTTTATAATGCAAGTGTCTTTT